AGATATTTTAAGGGTGCTTAAGCCTAAAGGTTTATTTTCTTTTCAGATGGCTTATGGAAAGAATATCGAAAAAATTAAAATGATTAGCTCTTATTTTTCTAATGAGTGGGATGCGGTAGGTACTAATTCTGTTCATGACGTTAGAATTCAAAGCGAAAAACAAGTCGTTGACGACCTTCTACAAATAGGGTTTTCTAATATTGAAACGTATGTACGAGATTCTTTTTCTGATTCAAATCATCCTAAATGGATATATGTAAAATGTTTTAAAAAATGATTTTAATATCACATAGGGGTAATTTAAATGGCCCATCTGATTTAGAGAATCACCCAGACCAAATAAAAAAAGTTCTAGGATTAGGGTATGATTGTGAAATAGATCTTTGGTACGAATTTGGCAATTTTTTTTTGGGGCATGATATACCAGAATATGCTATCCACCCTACTTTTTTAGATCAAGAAGGTTTGTGGATTCATTGCAAAAATTTAGATGCTTTAAATATTTGCACTGATAAACAAAATTATTTTTGGCATGAGAGAGACTCTTATACTTTGACATCAAAAAACTTTATTTGGACTTTTCCTAATAAAATTGTTGTTGAGAAATCCATAATTGTAGATAATAATAAGAACTGGCGATCAAAGAATTATGATTGCTATGGAGTTTGTAGCGATTATATTTTATGAAAAAAGTAATTATAACGGGTGTCACAGGTCAAGATGGTAGCTTTATGGCGGATTACCTTCTTAAAAATACAAAACATACTATAGTCGCAGGTGTTCGCAGGTTAAGCGTAAAAAATCATCAGAACATTCGGCACTTAATTAGTCATTCTAGATTTAAATTGATTGATTTAGATGTCGCAGATCAAGCTAATACTGAACTTGTGATCTCTGAAGAAAAACCTGATTACTTTATAAATTTTGCCGCCAATTCTTTCGTCGGGGTCAGCTGGAAGATGCCAGTTAATCATATGGAGACTAATGCTATGGCTGTTCTATATCAGCTGGAAGCTATCAGGAAACATTCCCCTGATTGTAGATATTACAACGCTGGTTCCTCAGAAGAATTTGGGGACGTTTTGTATTCTCCCCAATCAGAACTTCATCCTATACGGCCAAGAAGTCCTTATGGGGTTTCAAAAGCTAGCGCTAGGCATATGGTTAAAGTATGGAGGGATTCCTATGATCTTTACGCTGTTCAAGGTTGGCTGTTTAATCATGAAGGCACTCGGCGTGGGGAAGAGTTTGTGACTCGTAAAATAACTAAGAATGTTGCTAGAATTAAGAACGAATATCATCTTGATTATTTTGAGCCTCTTGAATTAGGAAATATAGATTCCAAAAGAGATTGGAGTGATTCGGAAGATTTTGTTGTTGGTGTTTGGTTGATGCTTAATCAAGAAGAGCCTAGAGAGTACGTTCTTTCTTCCAATGAAACCCATACTATTAGAGAATTTGTCGCGGAAGCTTTTAACTTCGCTGGTTTTGCTATAGAGAAATGTAAGTGGACTGGTAAAGGGGTTGAAGAGAAATATGTTCATGAGGGGAAAGTGTTATTGCGTATCAATCCAGATTTCTATAGACCCGCAGAGGTGGAAGTCTTATGGGGAGATTCTTCAGACGCTAGGAGAGATCTAGGATGGGAGCCTAAAAGTAGTTTTTTGGATTTAGTTAAAAAAATGGTTGACCATGATTTAGCGCATAGCTAGGCTGTGGTGTGAGCAAGTCCAAACCCCTCAACAAAAGGGAGATAATCTTTCGATTAATCGAAGTCCCTGATAAGGGTAGAAGAGTCTTTTTTGCTAGAGAGATGAAGATGCTTAACGACTTATGTAGTCGTTATTCTCAGGAATTTATGTCCATCGTATCTTTTGGTAAGAAGTTTGATTCACTAGCCTACCTAGTCAGTGATAAACTAAAGGGGACTCTAGACGAAAAGTTCAGAGCTTTTAATTTTAAAGTTGACTTATCAAAGTATAAGACCTATGATATAGGTGATAAAGTGGGACCAGATAGTGATGTGTCCCGAATCAAGAGAACCATAAAAGACTTTTTAAATGAGTGATAGCACAAACCCATCAGGAATCCTTAATAACTTTCTTAAGGCAAATAAGAGTGATCATTACAACTTTGAAGACACTATAGATTATAAAGTATCTAGTGGTTCACTTCAATTCGACATGCATCTGGGAGGGGGCTTCGGTCCTGGATTACATCGCTTCACAGGAATCAACGAGGGGGGTAAGACCTCAGAGTCCTTAGAGCTTATGAAGAACTTTTTGAAGACTATACCTAAAGCTAGAGGTGTCTATATTAAAGCTGAAGGTAGGTTGAGTCCAGAAATGCAGAAAAGGAGTGGTGTCAAATTTGTCGATCAAGATCAATGGGCAGAGGGGACTTGCTTTGTTTATGAAAGTAATATCTACGAATCAGCGATGAGTCTAATTAAGGAGCTTATCACAAACAATGATGACAAGAATCTCTATTGTTTTATTGTCGATTCTATCGATGGCTTAATCAGGAGAGATGACAACAGCAAGAGTTTTGATGATGCTAGCAAAGTCGCGGGTGGAGCTTTAATCGCGTCAGATTTTTGTAAAAAGACTAGTGTAGCTTTAGGTAAGCGTGGTCACATGGCCATCTTCATTAGTCAGGTTAGAGCAGATATTAAAATCGACCCATACTCAAAAAGTCCAATTAGGCAAACTACCGCTACGGGGGGTAATGCGCTCTTACACTTTGCAAACAATATTCTAGAGTTTGAGCCTAGATTCAAAGGAGATTTGATTTTACAAAACCCTTCTATCAAGACCCCAGATGTCAAAAAGAATCCAATAATTGGTCATTTCGCTAAAGTGACAATTAAAAAATCTGCTAACGAAAAGACTAATACAACGATACCTTACCCAATTCGTTATGGTCGCACAGGAGGCACATCGATTTGGGTAGAAAAAGAGATTATAGACATGCTCTATGGGTGGGAGTTTGTCACTAAAGCTGGGGCTTGGTTAAAAGCTACAGATGATTTTATGGAGCTTCTAACTTCTAAAGGTTTTACTTTCCCAGAAAAGATCCAAGGTGAAGCTAAGCTGTTTAAGCATATTGAGGAAGACAAGGATCTTAGTGCATTTTTAATTGAGTATTTTAGAGAGCAGGTCGCAGCAGTTGAGGCATGAAGTTCTTTGATGTAAATGGCAAAGAGCGCAATCTAAAAAACGCAAAGAAGTATTTAATCGATTGGGGAAAGCCTAGCCGCAGCAAGTTTCAAACTACTGTAAAGAAATTCCTTTACGACTATTGGAAAAATGATATAGTCTTTGAAGAGTTTAGGGTTGTAGGTAGTAGGTTGTCTCTGGACTTTTATAATGCTAATAAGAAAATAGCTGTAGAGGTTCAAGGCGCTCAACATACAAAGTTCGTGAAATTTTTCCACAAGAATCGTTTTAAGTATGCAGAGCAGCTAAAAAGAGATATGCAAAAGTTTGATTTCTGTAAAGCTAATGAGATTAAACTGGCGGAGATCTACCCTAAAGACGAGATCCAAGCTTCAGTATTTAACGACCAAGATATCTATTTATGAATTTACCAGATGGTAGTGAAAACCCAGAGTTTTGTATCCCCATTGAAATGGTGGAAAAGATTTACGAATTGTCTGGCGGGGCTGATAAATATAAAGGGGTAATTATGGCAGTTTCTTCAGAAAATGGTAAACCTTTAGTTTATTGCAAATTTGATTGCAGTATGACAGAGTTTGCTTTAACAAAGGCTTTAGAGAATCATTTGGAGAGTCCTCCTAAAGAACTAATTGAAGAAGAGCTGTAGAGATGATATATAATTTCGAATTAGAAAAACAATTGCTAGCGGGTTTACTTAAAGAGCCTGAAAGCTTAGCTGAGATATCTAACTTTATTAGCATCTCAGATTTTTATTCTAAGCAGAGTTCTCTTCATTCTGCTATTTTCCGTATTATCCAGCAAGCTATCGATGCTGGAGATGAGATAGACGAGATTATTGTGGCTCAAAGAGTTAATGATTTAGGATTATCCTTTGAAGACAATTTGAAGCCTTCTGATTATATTAAGTCTTTATCTCTTAGAAAAGTCCCAAAGGGAAACATCTTAAAAACAGCTAAGGAATTAAAAAAGTATTCGATTCGTAGAGAGATCCTTGAGTCTTCTCAAGAGATAGCAAAGAAGATGAAGAACATCGCTCCAGAATCCTCTTACAGAGAGATTATAGAGCTAGCCGACAATGTATACAATTCTCGTATTAACCTGTATGAGATCGGCAATGACACGCCAGAAAACATATATGAGGAGATGGAGGCGCTTGTAGAGGAAAGAGGGAATAACCCAGTCACAGAATTCGGGATGATGGGGCCGCATGAGAAGATTAATGAGATTTATGGTTCTCTATTAAGGGCTGGCAATATAACTGTTATTGTAGCGAGATCTGGTGTGGGTAAAACACAGTTCTGTATGGATTACTCTACTAAAGTTAGTTTGAAATATGATGTCCCAGTTCTCCATTTCGATAATGGAGAGATGAGTAAAGAGGAATTGATTATGCGACAGTGCGCCGCCTTATCAGGGGTTTCCATGCATCTACTAGAGAGTGGCAAGTGGAGAAAAGCTGGTCAAGATGTGGTTGATAAAGTAAGGTCTGTATGGCCAAAAATAGACAAGTTAAAGTTCTTCTATTACAACGTTGGAGGTATGGACGTTGACTCTATGGTAAATACCTTAAAAAGATTTTATTACGCTAAAGTCGGGAGGGGAAATCAAATGGTATTTTCTTTTGATTATATTAAAACAACTTCCGAGAGTAATGGTAATAAATCTGAATGGCAAGTGGTCGGAGAGATGGTCGATAAGTTTAAAAAGTGTGTTCAGAAAGAGATTCTACACGAAGGCAATCCTATGATTCCTATGATAACATCCGTCCAATCTAATAGATACGGAATAACCAATAACAGAAACTCTCAGAACGTAGTTGACGATGAGTCTATCGTCTCTTTGTCAGACCGTATCACTCAGTTCTGTTCTCATATGTTTATTTTGAGAAGTAAGACAGGTGATGAGGTCGAAAGTGAAGGAGAAAGA